GCAAATAAAATTAAAAGAGATAGCTGTATTCTTAGGCTATGGTGATTGCGAGATATTTCCAAAGCAAATTGAATTGAACTCAAAAGGTACAGGAAATTTTTTAAATCTTCCGTATAACCATCCAGAGTTTCCCACAAGGTATGCGTTTGATGACGAAGGTAATGCATTGATTGAATTAAGTAGCTTTATAAAGCATTACGAAACAAAAGTCGTATCGCAATTAAACAAGGTGGTTATCGAAAAACCNATTACCGAAAAAAAGAATGATGATTTTAAAGGCGCTCCTCCATGTTTAGTTACACTTGCCTCACAGGGATTTCCTGAAGGCTCACGGAACATGGCCCTATTTCAATTAGGAATTTATTTACGTGAAAGGTTTCCTGAAAAGTTAGAAGAGAAATTAGATTACTACAACTCTAAATATTTTTCACCACCTCTACCTAGTAGAGAAGTGTTGACGATATTTAAACAAGTAGAAGATAAAAAATATTTTTATCGGTGTGAAGAGCCTATGTTTAAAACAGTGTGTGAGAAAATTAAATGTCAGTCACAAAAGTTTGGCGTTGGCAACTCTGCTACAAATGAAATTATGGGATTAAAAAAATGGGTGTCTGATAATCCTGTGTATGAGTTAACGCATAATGGTAAAGTTATTATTTTAACAGTTGATCAATTATCTAGTCACTCGGAGTATAGAAAGCAATGTATAGCGCAAGCGAATGAAAGCCCACGGCCCATGGCTCCTGCTATATGGGCAGACATGGTAGATGCATTATTAAAGAATATGCGGAAAGATGATTTTATACAATTACCNGGTGAGGTAACAGCAAAGGGTCAATTCTTAAATCAGTTACAAATATTTATAGANAACAACAGAGGTGCGAAGGACAGACAAGACGTACTACAAGGTATGGTCTTTGAATTAAAAGATAATTATTTCTTTAAACCTCAAGCATTTAGAGACTTTTTAAAGACAAAAAGATTTACTAAAGCATCTGATTCAGAACAATATAAAATGTTCGAAGAGTTTAAAGGAACTACTGCTAAATTAAAAGTAAATAGCAATGTAGAACATTGTTGGAAAGTACCAACAACTGTATTGGAATCAGAATACAAATTAAGCAACAAAGACTTTAGTGAAGAGGAGGCATACTAATGCATAGACATATTGTTATAGGTCCTCCTGGTACAGGTAAGACAACTTATTTAAAAAATAAAGTACAAGAACTTTTACAATCAGGTGCGTGTACGTCGCAAGAGATTGGTTATTTTAGTTTCACTGTAAAAGCTGCTGAAGAAATTCGAGACAGAGTTATGGATAATGAAAAGTTAAGTAAGGAACAAATGAAAATTATGTTTCCTTATTTTTCTACGTTACATAGTTTAGCTTATAAACGATTACAGTTACAGCAAGGTCAGATCATGGATGATAATGACTACGAGGAACTATCACGGCTCACGGGACATGAATATGTAAACAAGATGCGTAAAGGTAACGGTGTTGATATATCAATGCCAACAGCGAAGAGTGAATACCAAGACATTATTAATTTAGCATACGCAAAGTATCCTGATGATGACGATAGGTTAGCTAAAATATTTAGAGAAACAACTTTAAATAACTACGGCGCACGGAACATGATTGAACAAATGGATTTAGACTTGCGTAAGTTTAAAGAAGATAGAGATAAGTATGAGTACGTTGATTACTTTATAAATTTTATTAAAAATAGAAACGCTCCACAATTAAAATATTTATTTATTGATGAGGCACAGGATCTATCTGCACAGCAATGGCAAGTGGTTGATATGTTACAGCAAGAATCTGGAGCATTAGAAACTTATGTAGCGGGAGATGATGACCAAGCAATCTTTAGATGGGCTGGTGCAGACATTGAACATTTTATAGCCATGGCTAATGATGAAAACAATACAATTATTCCTCTTACACAATCTTATCGTATCCCAGTGAGTGTGCACACTCTTGCCACAAAATTAGCACAGTCTATTTCACAAAGAATACCNAAAGAATANAAACCAAGAGACGAAGAAGGAACAAGAAAAGTCTTAAATATCAGACCTTTAAACAAAGGATTGGTAGAAGGTGAGTGGCTTATTTTATGTCGAACTCATGAGATAGTGAAGCAAGTTTCTGAATCTTTAGAATCTTATGGATGGTTATATAAACGTTATGGATCATCTGTTATTAGTTTTAAATATATAGAAGCTATTAGATCTTGGACGAGATTACAAAAAGGTGAAAAAGTTTCTGGTGTTGATTGTGATACATTATATCATCACATGGATAGTACTCGTATTAAAAGAAACTATGGTGTCTTTAAAGGACAACATGAAGGGATATATGATTTAGATACACTTATAAAAGAATATGGGTTAAGAGAAGATATAAAGTTATCAAGTACAAAAACAGTAAGTGTGAAAGATATAACCTGGTATGAGATGTTAAACGGAAAAGGTTTACGAAAAAGAATTCCCTACCTTCGTTCTATTATGCGTTCAGGAAATAAATTAGATGCAATACCTCGTATTGAAGTCTCAACTATACACGCAAGTAAAGGAGGCGAGAGAGATAATGTAATGTTAATTACTGATTTATCTTTTGGTCCTTACAAGTCATCAACGGAAACACAGCAAGGTAAAGATGATGAAGCAAGAGTTTTTTATGTAGGAGCTACAAGAGCAAAAAAAGAATTACATATTGTTCACCGCACCGAAGGACAATACGAATATGAACCTATATTTTTTCATGAAAGGAACTGTGCATGATTTCTCAAGACTTACTNGATGAAGCCAAGAAATTAATTGGTGGTGATCGCCAAGAAGATTACGGTGATAAATTAAAGAACCATCAAAACATTGCTGACTTCTGGTCTGTCTTTTTACAGAAANAAATTACAGCGCATGATGTTGCGATATGTATGGCATTGGTTAAAGTAGCACGGCTCATGAACCAACATAAAAAAGATAGTTATTTAGATATGGCTGCTTACGCAGCTATTGCGGGAGAGATAGAAGCAAGAACAAATAAAAAAAATATTTCTTTTGAATCCGAAGGAGAGAGACGAGGACGACAAACATCAGAAGCTATTGCTAAATGGCATAAGGAGAGAGAAAAAAAATGAAAGAACAACCTAATTGGTTTCCTAAAGTACACCGCATGCCTAGTGAATGGGTTATGCCCGATACCTTCCCTGATCTATCTGGTTATGACGAGATAGCTATTGACTTAGAAACAAGAGATCCTGGCATTAAAGATGCTGGTCCTGGTTACATACGTAAGCACGGCGAAGTAGTCGGTATTGCTGTAGCAGTAGACGGATGGAAAGGATACTATCCCATTGCTCACGAAACACCGCCCAACATGGATAAAGAATTAGTTACCAGGTGGCTTAGAAAACAATGTTCTTACGAAAATATAAACTATATATTTCATAACGCTTTTTACGATGTAGGCTGGTTAAAAGCGATGGATGTTGACATAAAAGGAAAAATAATAGACACTCTTATTGCGGCACCACTCGTAGATGAGAATAGGTTCAGATTTGATTTAAACTCATTAGCAAAGGATTATCTACAAGAGTCAAAATCAGAAGCCCAACTTTACGAGGCTGCCAAAATGTGGGGTTTAGATCCTAAAGGAGAATTATGGAAGCTTCCTGCCTCACACGTAGGAGAATACGCAGAGCAAGACGCTGCTGTGACGCTACGCTTATGGCATTATTTAGATATTGAAATTAAAAAACAAAATCTCACGAACATCTTTCAATTAGAAACAGATTTGTTTCCTGTTTTATTTAAGATGAAACAAAAAGGTGTACGAGTAGATTTAGACAAAGCGGAGACAATTAAAAATGATTTACTTGCTCAAGAAAATAAAATCTTACGATCCATTAGAAAACTTTCTGGAGTGGATGTCGAAGTCTGGGCTGCCACGAGCGTGGCAAAGGCGTTCGATAAGCTTTCACTGTCGTATGATAGTACTCCAACAGGGCAACCAAAGTTTGACAAGAACTTTCTTGCGACACATGATTCCCCTCTTGCTAAGATGGTTGTGGAGTGTCGTGAAATTAATAAAGCGAGAACCACGTTCATCGAAAGTATCACCAAGCATTCGCACAGAGGCCGGATACATGCTGAAATACATCAGATGCGATCAGACCAAGGAGGAACGGTAACGGGTAGGTTTAGTTATTCTAATCCGAATTTACAGCAAATCCCAGCACGGCACGCGATCCTCGGCCCACTGATCAGATCTATATTTATTCCTGAAAAGGATAATGAGTGGGGTATATTTGATTACTCGCAACAAGAACCACGGCTCGTGGTCCACTACGCAAGCCTTCGTCATTTCTCAGGTGCAGATAAGTTTGTTGAATCATACAATGAAGATGAGACAACTGACTTTCATACAATGGTTTCCGAGATGGCTGACATCCCTCGTAAACAGGCTAAAACAATTAACTTAGGTTTATTCTACGGAATGGGTAAAGGTAAGCTCATGTCTCAATTAGGTGTTGACCTGGAGACTGCAAGTGATCTCCTAGCAGCTTATAATGAGAGAGTACCTTTTGTTAAGCAATTGATGAATGATACAATGAACAAAGCTAGTAAGAAAGGTTTCCTTCATACACATGAAGGTAGACGTTGCCGTTTTGAACTATGGGAACCAACGAATGAGTGGGGTAAAAAGTCCTTACCATTAGCTGAAGCTCAAAGAGAATATGGCGAACATATGATTAAACGCGCATGGACCTACAAAGCTTTAAATAGATTAATTCAAGGCTCTGCGGCTGATCAAACCAAGAAAGCTATGCTAGAGTTAGATAAAGAAGGATACTTAGCACATATACAAGTACACGATGAATTAGACTTTTCTGTTGCAAGCGAGAAAGATAAGGCTAGAATCAAAGACATTATGGAAAATTGTGTTGAACTCGCTGTACCAAGTAAAGTTGATGTAGAGTGTGGTAAAAACTGGGGAGATGCAGGTGGTTGATGAAATCATTATGTCTTACCCTATTTCTATTTTGTCAAACGACATTTAATAATTTTGATTTTACTTATTCTACTAAAGCAGAATTTGTTCAAGGCATTACGATTGTACTTTATTAGCTAATACTTTTATTCCGCCAACAGAACGTGTCATTATTCTTATCAGTGTTGGTCAAGCTGTCTTAGAATCTGATTGGGGACAATCTAGATTTGCTAAAGAAGGTAATAACTTTTACGGCGTTATTGAAACGGACCCAACATCCAAACATTTAAGAGCATTAGGTAATCCTAGTATTATGATTCGTGCGTATGATAAAAAATGTGAATCAGTCGCTGACTATATTAATGTATTAAATACACATCCTAATTTTAAAGAGTACCAAGACCTGTTAGTAACTCAGTATGTATCCGGAGAAATTGATCCTGTCGCTGTGGTTAAGACTTTACATAAGTATGCTATAGACCCAAATTATGTTGAAAAACTGGTAAAAACTATGGGTATGTTATTAAAAGAGTATCCCACTATTTTTCATTTGACAGTTAATACGTAATCTTATATTATCCCATTAAATGAGAATGGTGCAACATTCTCAGAGTATGGCTGAACAACAGTCTCCAGGTTGTAAGGCACGGCTCTCACAAGGTATGGTCGAATGACTGAGGGTGTGAGGGTTGGTACTGAAGTACTTGTTAGCATAGGAAATGTTGACTGGACGGGA